TTCAAGAAAAATGTCTCTCTCATCTTCTGACATATTTTTAAGCATCTCAGCTCCACGAGAAATCTTTTCTGCTTCAGTTTCTTCTTTTACAGGTTCTGCTTCAACTTTTACTTTTTTCTTTACAGGTGCTGCTTTAACCGTTGATTTAGTAGTCACCTTCGCCTTAGTAGTTTCAACTTTAGCAGGAGCTTTTGCTTTAGCGGTAGGTTCTGTTATCCTACCTCTAATAGTTAAATAAAATTCTAAATATTTATTCCGTGATTCAGGGTTTAAAAATTTTCCATTTTTATCTTTTTTTGAAAACTTTTTATTTTTTTCATCTGCATATTTATAAGGATTTGAATTAAGTAACTGAAGGTCTTTATCAAAACCAACAGCCCCATCTTCTATCATACTTTCTAAAAACAGCCTTTCTTCAGTTATAGCTTCTTCTATTTCTTTAGACACCTCTGTTTTAGCCATAGGCTCTGCTTTAGCTTTTTCTTCAGGAGTTACCTTTGCCTTTGTAGGTTCAACTTTAGCAGGAGTTATAACATCATCAATATATACTTTTGTTTTGTTTTTAGTTTCAACAAACCTTCCTCTTTTCTCATCAGTTTGTATTGTTAGATTAGCTTCAGTAGTTGCGCTTTTTGGAGTGAAAGTTTTTGTCTTTTTAAGTTTAACTTTTGCCGTTCCTTTCTTTTCATCTATGACTATACTAAACTCTGTTTCATTTGCACCTCTTACTCTTGTACCTTTTTCTATAGGTTCAGATTTCTCAACTCTCTGCGCTTCCTTTTTTATTTTGTTCGCTCTTCTATTTAAGATTCTATCCGCAGTATCGATTTTTGCTTGAATAGTTCTTATCTCTTCTTTCTGTGCTATAGTTGCTCTTTTTCCAAGGTCAAGTAATGGTTTTAATTTCCCATATTGAATTTCTTTCATTGCCCTAATAACAGCATCGTCATACTCTTCAACATCATCCCAACGCATTTTAGGTAGTTCACCCTGTGTTTTTGGAGCTTCTTTTTTAGTTACAGGAGCTTTAACCACAGGTGTTTTAGTTTTGACAGCAGGAGTTTCTAATGTAGGTGTTTCAACCACAGATGCTGCTGCTTTATTAGCAATCTGAGCTTCAATTTTTTGTCTTGGCGTTAGTGTTACTTCTTTAGTTTTAACTTCAGCAGTTGGTTCAGCAGTTAGTTCATTATATGCATTCTTTACTTTATCATAGATTTTTGGATATCCTCCATCTTTCCAATAGTCTAACTCCTTTTTTATATATTCAACAAGATTTGAATTAAATAATTTAAGCTCTTCAACTCGCCCATTTTCTTCTAAGAATTTTTTGTGGTCTTGCAGGTATTGTTCAGTTTCTTTGGAAAGAACTTGAGGTCCTCTTTGTACTACTTCTTCGGCTTTACCTTCTTCGGTAAGGACTTGAGGTTCTGTTGTGGGTTCTCTTTGGACCACTTCTTCGCCAACTGTGGCTGTTGGCTGTACAGGTACTTTACCTGCTGTTTGCTCTTGAATGGCATAATCTTTTGCTTCTTTACCTGTTAATGTATATGTGTAACCTTGTCCTATAAGTTCAGAACTTTTCTTTCCTATAGGTAATCCAAATATTTTTTTTCTTGTTTCTACTTTTACTAATGCTTTTTTATCAGCTCTATCTCTAAATTGCTCAGGAATTTCTTCTAATGTTTTTACTTGAAATACCTTTAATTCATCATCTTTAAGTGAAGAAATTTCTTCAGGGATAACTGTTTCAGTAATAGCCTCTTCCCGCCTTTTATTGGCATTTTCTAGTTTTTGGTTTATTCCGTTAAGTTCTGCTTCTGCAACTTCTCTTAGTACATTTTTACCATCTATTCTTATTGTGCCTTTTTTATTTTCTTTTTGTTTAAGTGCAGCTTGTAATTCAGTTGCTCTATCAACATTATTTATAATTAAAACTTGTAATGGTAATGTTCCTAACTTATCATTAATGTCTTTTATTCTATCATTTTTTTCTTTACTTAATGCAGGGTCTTTACCTACAACTTCTTTTTCTAATCTATTCCTTTCATTTATTAAGTTAAAAGCTATCACCTTTGCTTCATCAGATATATTCTCATCTATTGAGTTAAAAACTCCTTCGACTAAGTCAATGTCATTTAATGAACTTTGAGCTTCACTTTTTGTCATCGTTCCATTTAACATTTGTGTTTTTAATTTTGAAACAATAAGTTTTTTAAACTCTTTATCTGATGAATAGTCTTTAAAAAATTTTAAATCTTCTTTATCATATAATGATATATTACCATTTATTAATCCTTGAGTGCCAACCATTACTGTAGACATAGTCATACCACCAATTGCTTCTGCCCATGCCCCTTCACCAACTGCTATAGCAGTTTCCTTAAAAGTATCGGGAGTATTAAATGCTTCTTTATCTGTTAGCTCTCCCTTGCTTAAATCATATCCAAACCATTTATTTTCTACAGCAGTATTATAAATATCCTTTAGGGCAACGTCACCAATTAATGTTTGCCAAGCTCCTGTTTCAGCTTCTGCCAATGTACCACCTACAATTTTTACAACTCCTTTTGCAATTACATTTTTAATTTCTTTATTAATTATATTATTAATTACTTCTCTACCTGCGGCTTTAGGGATTACTTTACTTACATTAGATAAAATAAAAGTGGCTAATAGTCCGGCTTTTCCTTTAGTTAATCTATTAAGACCAAAATTTTCAAGACCACCCATAACAAGTGCATATGGCACAGCAATAAGACTCCTTTCTGCTTGTGTTGTTGTTTCAAAGTCAGGGTCTTTAAGCATTTCTTCTTCAATAGAATCATATGACATCTTTGCCATACCCGAAAATGCTGCTACTTGACCAATGCCCGGAATAGCTCTTAAAAGCATTGATGGCAATGACTCTGCAACACCAACTAATGCTTGTTCAGTAAAACTTAAATTTTGTCTTGATTCTTCAGTTGCCGATTCAATTCCAATTCCTTGTGTCACAAATTTTTTGGTAGCTTCACGCGCTGCTAAATTTTCTTGATTTATTCTTACATTTTGTATTTCTTCAGGAGTATACCCCTTATTTTCATAATACTTTTTTTGCTCAGGTGTTATTATTTGAGATTTTATTTGAGTTTTAATAAAATCAGTTGGGTCTGCTGTTCCTCCAAAATACATTATGTCTTTTGTAAGTTCAGTTGAACTGATAACAAAACTATTCCACATATTACCACCAAAACCACCTGACTTTGCTTTCTCGGCTACATATATCCCCGCAAGAGCATCCATTTTTTCTTGATTTGCAGAAATTTCTTTTATAGATTTTTCTAATTCATTAGATTTTAATATGATGTTTTTTAAAGATTGATTATAAGCTTCATCTGTTATTTCTCTATTTTTTTTTCTTAAGTCTAATGTATTTTTTTCTTCTTTAATTTTTTTTGCAGAATTCATTGCATCATATTGAGTATTTGTCATATGATTAATATTATCTCCAATAACATTTTTGCTAAAACCTGCTTCAATTTTTGATTTTGCGTCTACTATACCTTGATAATTTTTTTGATATATTGCAATATCTAACTCATCTTGTAAATCACTATATCTTTTTTGTTGATTTTTATTAATTTTTTCTTCTTCTTTTAAAAATATTTGATATTCTTCACTATCATATAATTTTTTTTGAGCATCTTTTAATATTTTTTGTTCTTCTTCTGATTCTACATATTTATCTAAAATATTTAATTTTACACCAACATTCCCAATAAAACCTGATGTTAATAAAGGTGTAGTTTCAAATTGCCTTCTTTTTATTTCTTCCTTTTTCTGTAAAAAAGTTAATGCTTTAAAGGCATTTTTATAATCATCAGAATTATAATATTCTTGATTATTAGATATATATTTAGATGTTGAAGAGCTTTCATCATAAGTACCTTCAGATATTTTTACTTCAGGATAAAGTCCAACGTTGGCATGCATTACATTAGTACGAACATTTTTTCTAATTAAACTTTCAGAATCAATATTATTTTCATTTTCAAAAGATGAATTGTTTCTTAAATAAGATTGTAGTCTAATTGCTTCATTTGAGCGTTCTTCTTCTGTATCTCCATCAAACATAAAAACCATTGGTTCAGCACCATTTTTAGCGGTTACTCTTATTCTATCAGTGCCTAAGCCTTCTTGTGAAAATTCAAACCCATATTTTTTAAAATTATTCATTAAGAATGGTTGAGCATCTTCTTCTGTTTTAGAAAGCAAAAATGAATTAACGGATAAATAAGGGTCAATGAGTTTAGCGTTAGGAACATCTACTTCACCATAATCATCAAAAAATTTATTTGAGGTAGAAAGATAATCTTTATCATCTGCAGAAGACGAAAAATTTGATTTTAATTTTGAGTCTGTTAACCCAAATCCTTTATTGTCATCAGCTACTTTAGATACACTTTTATTATAAGTTTTATTTAATTCTTCTATTACATTATTAGTTTCTTTTGAAGTTTGTTTATTTATAGATTCCCAACTCTTACCCCATGGCGATAACATTTCCCATTTATCATCTCTTATTCTATATAAAGTTTTCTTATCTTGCCAACTATTATCCTGAGTCATTGAAAAACTTGCTGCAGGTTTTCTTGTTAAGTCTGACCTCCAACCATCAGTAATAGGAGTAGTTACTTCTTCTAGATTCTCTTGTGTATTTTCATTTGTTTTTTCGTTTTCTATCTTTATTGGGTCTTCTTTTTCTAAAGATGTTTCATAAACACCGGAATATTTTGCAGCTTCATCAACTGCTTCCGCTTCTGCTGACCCTTCAGGTAAATTACTGCCTGCTAAACCACTCAAAGTTTTTTTAGTATTCCGTAAAAAAGTTGGTAAATTATTTCTATTGGAAAAGGTGGGGTCTTTAGTGGTAATCCAATTATACATTTCTGAGGCATACTCTTCGCTTTTCATTCCATCAGAAAAATCTTTAAACCCATACATATTTGAATATGAAGGGTCTACCTTTGATATCCAATTATATAAATCTTCTAAATATTTATCATTCATAATTTTATATTATTATAATTATAATTATAATTATGGTATCGGCGGTCCGGGAGCGGGAGCACCGCCGTTTTGATTAGGGGTAACATTTACATTAGCAGCTGTTGGTGTTCCAACAAACTGAAATCCTGTCATATTTTGGTTCTTAGTGTAAAATTTGTTTTTGCCTCCCAATGCTATAGTTCTATCCAAAACATATTTCTGAATATTATTAGGAACACCATTATCATTCATAGTTGACCTAACAATTTCATAAACACTTTTATTTTTTATGTTGATTTCATTGGCTTTATTACCTATTTGGTATTGAAGTTTACCATCTACCGTGTTGTATTTTGTATTATTAGTATTTAAAGCTCCAAGATAAGAGAATGCTGTTGCTGCTACAGCAGGGTCTGAACTGCTGAAGGCTGCAATGAAGTTTTCAGCAATTATATTTGCTTGTTCTTCTAAATCTTTTTGAGCCATTCCAATAGCAGTTAACTCAGCACTCTTATCTTGGATAGCTCCTACAACATTTAATTTTCTTTCATAATCTATTTTTGATTTTATCATATCTCCGTAAAATAAGTTCGCCTTGTCTTGTTGCGTCTTTCCGTTTACAGTAGTAAAATCAGGCTGAGGAGGCCCTGTACTTCCCTCTTTTTTTACCATTAATATTTTCTTTGGGTCATTTGCAGCCTCTTCTTTTGAAAAAGTAAGAGTATATCCTCCAATGCTATTTGTAAGCACTGACATTGTGTTATTTGGATTAGATAACTGAATCATAACTTGTGTTGCTAATCCTTTGTCAAATTTTGCTTTATTTGCCGCATCTTCTTTATCAGATACAGCTATAGTTAAACCTTGCCTACCACGACCTGCTTTATCAGCCACCCACTCTGTCAAGAATGCTCCCATTACTCCTTCCGCACCTGTTGATGCTTTATCTATATCAAAATAATTATACTTAGCTTTTATTCTTGTTGCCATATCGGTTGCTGAAACAACATCAAATGTACCGTTTTCATTTTTTTTACTTAACAATACCATTCCTGTTTTATCATTAATAATTGGTTTTGTTTGTTTAAAATTTGAAAATGATTCAAATTGTTCTTTCATCCAAGTTTCTGCTAATTGCGACCTATTAGCAGGGTCAATAGCATTCATCCTTTCCATTGCATCTTTATACTCTGCTTGATAATCTGCACTTAAATCAAACATTGTCTTTGTTCCATTCTGAACATTTTGAGTAAAAATAACATTATCTCTTTCAGATACCCTACCATTTTTAAATGCTCTTTGATTGGCAAGCATTTTCTGTTGCATTTGAGATGCGTAACTTGCAGTCCAATCAGTCACATTATCTTCATCACCTATGGGGCGTTCGTCTAAATATTGATTGATTGCTCTTACTTGGTCGTCATACGCTTCTTTCTTTGCCTTTCTTACAGCAAGTTGGTCCGTAATTAAATTTGATATTCCAAGACCAATGTCAGCATAATTTACTTGACTGTCAAGGTCTCGTTCTTGGTATTTATAAAATGTTGCCATTTATATTATTTATTTATTTTCTTTATTATCATATATGCTAAAAGCATTATACTCCCTAAGTATATTTCTTTGGTCGCGGGTAAGGTCATTTCTAAATTGATTAAATTGACTAGGATTCATATTTTGTATTGCCTCAAAATCTATTTTTTTACCTCCAACTTGACCAAATTGATTATATTGTTCAGGATTAAATTGCATGCCCTTTAAAGAATCTTGAGTTATACCTGTTCTTAAATATAAAGGAATCATATTAGCCGCTTGTGTTGCTGCACTTGTAAGTCCTTCAAACCCTTGTGTTGTTGCTTGAGCCGCCATTTCTTGAGCATTTCTTGCTGCCATCTGTGCACCTTCAACTTCACCTAAATCTAACTGTGTTTGTAAGTCTCTTAGTCTAGAATCTTCAGCAACTTTTAATCTTTCAATCTCAGTAAGTTCTTTACCCATCTCTGTTCTTATACCTCCTTGAGCTTCATTTTGAGCCATTTGAACTCTACCTGCTGCTGATGCCGCTCCTCTCTCAGATTCTTGTGCAGCATCTGTAGCCTGTGTGCCTTGAGAAAGCATAGCTTCTCTTTGTAGTTCATAAGGTTCTTTTTGAACTGACAATGCATCCATATAGTTTACATCAAGTCTTGCACGAGCTGATGCCATTGCTTTATCTGCTTCTTGTACTGCTTGTCTTTCAAGTTTTTTTTGTTTGTTTGCCTGAGTAAAAGACATTGCAGAACCGCCTAATGATGATGCTACACCTGCTCCTGCCGCTATTAAAGTTGCTGTTGCTGCTGTTATTGCTGCCATATTATAATTTTTTTATCATTTCTACTTGGTAATTATCACCTTTAACATATCCAAGCTCCTCATATTTCTCAATGAGTGGTCTATGTTTTATAAGTGCATATGAATATTTAAACCCCAAATTAGTAGCCATTGTTGTTAAATTACTTAACAATAATCTTATCGCCTCTGTCCTGTGTGGTTTTTTTCTATATTGTTTATTTGAAATAATCCAATCAACCCAACAAAGATTTGAGTTTGACGCATATAAAAATCCTGCACAAATAGGAACATCGCCATCTAAAATGATTATACCACCTTCTCCATTTTGAGGCAAGAAATCTTTTGGAGGAGCTACCCATCCCCAATCCTCCCACCATTCAAGAAGAATGTTGTCGTAATCATTGCTATTAAGTGGTCTAATGTTAAAGTCCATTTAACTACAAAGATATAAAAAATTAAGGGAAACTTTTCATTAACTCGCTTTCAGTAGCAAATAATTCTATTTTTATCTTATAATTATTTGACAATTCAAATAAACAATAATGACCCAATACTCCGTGAGATTCTGCGACAGAGTTTTTATTGAACAAAAAGTATTCTGTTTGTGTAGGTATAGGAGTTGTCCAAATAGGTGTAGTATCTATAATAATATAGTTAAGTCCTGCAACATAGTCTTGAACAACATTTGTTACAATACCTGCGCCTACTGCAGATGATGAAAAATAAACAATATCTCCAATACTTATTATAGTTCCTATAGCAATAAGAGGATTTATTGAAAAGTTAATTTGTGCTGTACCTACACCAAAAATAACACTTATACTATTTCCTATTCCATTAACACTTCTTAATGGATATTCAGGTGCAGACATTGGAGTAGTTCCACTATTTCTTACAAATGCAAACCAAGTCGCTTCTTTTTCTTCAAACCAATTTTGTTCTATAAATCCTGTATATTGCAAATCAGTTGTCATTAATGCAGACCAAGGAGCATCGCCCACTAAATCCATTGTCTTAAATAATTTATTCTCAAGAGGTAAATCATTTATAACACTTGTAAGTGTTGTTGGAGAAAAAGGGTCTAATGCAGGTACGTTTTGTGCGCACCATTGTTCGTAAAATGTATTTCTGTCATTGTTTGAGCTATGTCTATATAAATTCCCACCCTTAAAAGAATAGAAATAGTTATTCATTCCTATCATCCAATCAGGATTGTAAGAGTAGAATGAAGGCCATCCTTGAGCAGGAGGACTGTATGTAAGTGTTTTAAAGCTCATGTCTAGGTATCACAAAAAGTTAACGGTTCTAATATCCAAAAAGTATCTACCTCATGCCAATATCTACAAACAATACCATCAGAATAATACCCGGTCATTGAAGGAGCTGTCATAGCAGCATCTATATATATATATGTTGCTGTTGCAAGGTCTGTAGAATCTAAGTAGAAAGTTAAAGGCATAATTTATTTTTTTTAAAGTGGACAATCGCATTCATTAAATTCTATATCTATGTCTATTGCGCTTTCTCCAAAGTTAATTGCTTGTATTTCTGTAGCTCCTGAAACACACCAAGTTTGTGATTCTAATGGCATTATGGTATTAGAAGCGCCAAAACAAGCCTCAGGATGTGCTGAAAATGACACAGAAAAAGCACCATTATTTGTTGCAGTTACAGTATAACATTTAGTTTCACAACAAATACACTCATTTAATTGGGTAACAATACATGTTCCATAATCAGTTATTTCGGAAGCACAAATAAAGTATCCTGAATTTCGTTTTATCTCGGAATTAATTAAAATTCCATCACAATCTATGTAAGTAATAAATTGATTCTCTACCGGTGGATTAAAAATATAATAAGTAGAACAACAAATTGGTTCGCACCCACAATTTAAAAGGTCAAAATCTAAATTATTTATGCTATTAATTCCATCTGTAATTACAAAATACCCTAAATCATTATAATTATTCAAACAAATATTTATTGTGTCAAAAGCAGTAAATAGAATAGATGTATCTGCTTCTGATGCACAATCTAGTTTTCCTTCAAATACAATATTTCTATTTCCATTGTTTGTAACATTAAAATTAATACATTCGTCATAACAACAGAAACATCCTAAATATATATAGTAAAAACCTTCAACTCTATATTCTTCAGGGAAATCTTTAGCACATATAAATATTGCTCCATCAACAGGAAAAGTATAACCATAACTTCCTTCAGCTCCAATTACAGATAAATCTCCGTCACAATTCTCATATGGAACATTAGAAAATTCTTCTCTTGAAGCATTTACAACAAGCCAAGACCCACAATCACAAGGAGGAGGAATATAACATTCTGCACAAGCAACAGCGCAATCTTCTCTATCAAAACATAATTCTACAGCAGTACTTTGTCTTAAATCCCAAATTAAATATAAAAAATTATCTAAAGTGGGAGTAGTAAAAGTTCCTTTCCATTGATTTAAAGTATTAACAAGTGGCGTTATATCTGTAGAAAGCGATAACAGTGTTGTAATATCTATTTGATTGTTTGGATAATATATATTGCTTGTATGCCATCTAAATTTATTAGGAGGGTCTGTAACATCAAAATCATCAAATCCGAATTTATTTGTGTAAACATTTATCTCTGCATTTGGATATGGGAAACTCCCTTGACCCCAAAAGCCTGCATCAATATTATAATATGATACAAGAGGATTATAATTTGGTAAAGCAAAAGTAACTTGATTGCTTTGCAATGGTGATGAATATGGTATTAAAGGGTCAAAATAATTATATTGATTATGTATAAACATTCCTGAATTAACACCATCAGTAATTACTACTTGAATTAAATTTATTGGCGTGCATTCTTGACATTGATTATCAATTTCAAAAGTAACATTTGCTCCTGCTGCAATAGTGACAACAATTTGTACTTCAAAAACAAGCGGATTGTCTACGCTATAAGGAACACTTATTGTTCCAATTCCATTAATATTATTTGATGTTGTAGTTCCATCATAAGTAACATCTATAGAAATTAAACCTGAAGATGGAGCAAATGTTGTTAATACAATATTTCCTGTTCCAATGCATTGTTCTACTTTTATGCAATAACTTATTATTGTTTCAGGTTTATCTGTATTATCTATAGTAATTGAATTTATTTGACCGCATCCAATACATTCTATAACACTTGGTACTTGTATGTCATTACTTGTTAATACATACTCATTCATATATGGGTCATAACCACCAAGTTTCTGTGTAGTTTGCGCATTAATAAATTCATCCCTAAACCAAGTTCTCATTCCAAATTCAGAAACTACTTGGAGTTGGTCGCTTTGCATTGAATCTCCTTGAATATGAATTACAGCACCTCTCTTTACATCAGTAAAATATCTATCAGCACCCCATTGAACATAACTTTCAGGATTATGGCTTATTCCATATTTTTCAGTTCTTGCAATTTGAGTTCCTAATACTTCAGGAACTGCAGTTAATGCTCTACCTGCCGCAGCATCTGACAATAAATTCTTTCCTGCTAATACATATGATATCTTATCTTCTTGAAGACATAGAACATCTGTTTCTCTACCATCTAAAATATATATATATCCAAAAGAAGACTCTAAATATTTATAATTTAAAAGTCCTAAATTAAACTCATTTAATTTGTTTAAGTTAGACTCAGGATTAAATATACCACTATATGTTATATCTGAAAATCTATGTGCTTCTTTATAATCTTGAGCAGAAACAGATGTCACTCTTTCTCCAAGATTAAATTCTCTTCCTACTATTGAATCTCTAACCTTATAACTTTCAGCTCCATTGCCAAAAGAAAAGCAATTAAAGAAACCTGTGTCTATAATTGCAGGTTGACCTAAAGCAAAGTTTTGGTTAGCTACATTTCCATCGTGTTCTCCTGTAGTAGGATTTATAGCAAATGATAAATTGTTTTCAAAAAACACATCAGGTAAAGCATCTATTGGAAGTGTTTCAAATATAAAATCAGGGTCTAAATCATTTCTATTTAACTTAAATTTTATTTCTGTCTTAACTTTTTTGTTAAATGCAGCACAAGGTTTTGCTCCCGAAACCCAAAAAGTTAACCTATTATTAGAAGGATAACGATTAATATATAATCTATATGTAGAAGGACTTTGAAGACCACCAACATGATTGTACATGGTTATTTCATCAGCATAACTTGAAACTCCCATATACTCCACATTCATATCTACATCTTGAAGGGTATTAAAAGCTGTTAAAATACTAACATCATTAGCTTCAAACCAATCTTCTATACTAGCATAGTTTGATGTTGCCGTAAAAGTTTTCCATTTTTTAGCGGCATTTAATTCTCTTTTAGAACAACCTACATCTTTTGGCCTAAAAGTATAAAGCATAAATGATATTGTTGAACCTGCAGGAACATCAAGGTCTGTATATAAAAGCGCAGGAGGCACAGGGTAATCAGGATCACTCCAATCTATCCATATTGCTGTATTTTGGTCGCTAAACGAAGCCGCATCATCAGATACTTCCGGAATTGTATTCTGTGCATCTACATTAAAATTAGTTGCCTCTAAACGCATATATACTCCTTGAACAATAAATGAAGTAGTTATTTGTTTTGCTATTTTTTCTAAAACAGTTGTATATATACAAGAAGCAGTTGGTCCTGCTGAATCTTTTTTTACAATAATCCTGTCTCCAACTTCAATTTTTTGCATATTTTCACCTTCAAGTAAAAACCAAAAGAGACCATTGTCTTCAACTACAAGAGTTGAGTATATTGTTTGATATCCCTCTTGGTCAGGTTTTATTACAAACTTATATCTTGTTGCCCAATATGGAGCTACTTGTGATACAGGTATCTCAACCCGTATTGAGTTTTTACTTGGTGATGATGAGCAAGGAGTGTAAACCGAGTTTAAAGGGCTTACAAGAGCTGTTGATGAACGTAAAAAATCATCCATATAAACTATACCTATCTCATATCCTCTATTGCTATGTAAACTTCTTGCATTTCCAAGTTTTAAAAATGTAACGATTGAAGTTACTACTTTATAATATTCATATACATAATCTCCAAGATTATTTGTATCCTCATATTGCATTGCAACTAATTGCAAGTCGATATAAGGGCTTGAACCACTTGCTATTATTTTTATAGGCTCATTTATAGCGTCAATTCCTGAAGCTCTTTTTTCAAATCCTACAGATAAAAATTGAGGGACTGCACAATTAAAATTATCTGTAACTGTACTTCCACTACAAGAAGTAGGATTTAAAGGATTTGGGTCATAAACAGGAAGTATATTTACAAGCGTTCCTACCCATGCCTGAAATTCATCACTTTGAGATAAAGCATATGGACTTGCATAAGAAGTCTCTTGAATAATAAATGTAGCTGAAATGTCAGTATTTGGAGTTGTCTGTGTGGGTGGAACAATTAATGGGTTAATGGTATAAGATTGAGATACTGATGTAAATATATTTGCAGAAAGCCCTAACTGCGTAGCAAGTACAGATGTTACTGTAGCTGTTCCACCAATTGAATTGTTAGTTACAACATCTCCAATTGAAACTCCTGCTAATACAAAATTAGCTAATGAATCTATTAATTGAAATGCAACACCAAATGTGTTTAGACCACTTGTAATAGGAACTGCACCTGCTCCTGTAAAAAAATCATGTACAAATTGCAATTCAATTTGTATACTTGCTCCTTGTATTAAATTTAAATTATAAGTCGGACCTAAACTAGAAAAATCTATTCTTAAAATACCATCAGGTATATAAGTACCTTGAAAAATCGGGTCTATATTGAAAAGTGCAGGTTCACCAAAAGAATCTAAAGTTTGAGATGATGCATTTTCTTGAATTAAATTTGCTATATATGTAAGTTGTAATGGTTGACCATCAATAGATATTAAGTCATATCCCTCAATGTAATTGCCATACATTAACCTATTACCCATAAGCGTTTGAGCTTGAGCAAATCTTGGAACATTATCATATAATCTTAACAATTCTGCTTCAGGCAAAACAGTAAAGATTTTACTATTGTCAAATGTTAAAGTTTTATATGTATTATTTGGAATACCTAAATCTGCCTTATTTTGTTTCTCAATTATTTTTATTATATTGCTTTCCGATTGCTTAAATAATAAGTCTATTCCTAAAACAAGAGAGTTTCCTGTATAATAAGTTACTTCACAAGCATTAAATGCATTTATCATCCCTTCATTCAAATATGCCTCAATAGTTAATTGAAATCCATTTGGCGTAAAAGCAATGTCAGACCATTGAGATGTAGCTGAGTATTGACCATCAGCATATAAATATCTATAAGCAAATGATATAAATCTCTCCTCCATAAAATTCTGTTCTCCAATAGTATTTAATAATAATACAGTTGGAGATTCTACAGGAGGTTTTTTAATTACAAGTAATGACTCTTCAAGAAGTAACGCTGCAGTTGGACTTCCCGCATCAATAAATCCTACAGGTATAGCATAATTTCTATTTATATTTATTGACCTTGGAGCATTATAGTTATCTGTAAAAAATAATAAATCTTCTATTTTATTTACTCCTGTAATTAAATATTGAGGGTTAAAATTTAATGTTGTATCTACACCATTACCATTATCTATGGTGATAACATGATACGCTAATATTAATGTGTTTGTATTAAATGAAACAATTAAATCAAGTTTGCCTGTAGCACCTAATGGAAAACTAGGGTCATGTACAAACCAATAAATAGTTTCTATTGAACCATCCTCATATGCACCAATGCATCTAGCATCTACACTTAGTAATGTATTTTCAAATCTTAAAGTTGTAAGTGAAATATTACCTTTTGTATTTTCAATAACTCCAAATTCAGAATTTTCTGTCGAACCCATTCTGATATTCATCGCATCAATATACTCGCCATTAGGAACAACTCTCTCATCGAAAGTTTTGTTCATCTTACCTGCAACAAAATTCCTAGTAAACTTTGGCATATTATTTTAATATTTTATCTAATCCCCTTAAATTCATTAAAAGTCTACCGGGATGAATATTGCTTATTCTTATTTTTGCATTTCTTAATAACGCTTGCTTATCCTTTTTAGCTCTTTGAATAATATACTCTTGAACACCAAATTTAGAATTTAAAATTTCATATTTTACAGAAGCATAAACATACGCCTCAAATAGTTTGTTTATCGTAATCAAAGAATTATCTCCACCTTCCATTCCATCAGAAACATATTCAAGAATACATAACCTCTCAGACATTCCTGAGTCAAAATTAATAACTCCTGATTTTTTATCTATTGTAAATGTAGGATTAGCATTTGCCGTTTCTGTGTTCAAACCGAATCTTGCACCTATAGCATAATCAAAATACCAATACCCATCTACATTATACCCTGCTTGTCCATTAAATTGGCTCGCTTGGTTTAAGTATATTGACTTCTTTGTTCCTGTAATTCTATCAAAATCTATGCTAGAATATTGAGGGGAAAGAGCGTTGCCATCTTGGTCAAATAATATATTTGAAAGATTATCTTGAAGATATGCTTTTGATGAAAGCGTTTGAATGTTCTCACTTAATGGTCTTAATACACCATTTTCGTATACAGATATTCTTACCCAATTAACATAGTCAGAAGGTAAGATATATCTTAATGTATTTGGAACATTTAATTCTAATATTTTTATTTCTTTAAATGCATCATAGTTTAGTTCTTGAACTGCACGTTTTGCGTGGAACAATATCTTATATCTTTCTTCGTTGTTTACTAAAGAATGATTTCCTGAATACATTAAAAGAAAGTTTGCTACAATGTCAGCTAAACTAACATATTGATACGAACCCCAATTTAAGTCCTCGGGATTGTTTCCATTATTCTCATAATATTCATACTGTGATATATATGCCATGTTTTATATATTATGGTATTTGTGCATTATTTTCCGTTTCTTCTTGCTTTCCAAATTGAACAGGCAGTGGCTCTCTAATTGATATACCACAATATTGAAGTATCTTAACAACTAATGAAGTTTCATTTTGCATTCCTATTTCAAAATCTTGATAATCAAGTTGTGATTGGTCGAATACAGGCTCACCATTTGCTAAAGAAGTAAATGTCCATTTAGGTACTTTAGGATATCTAAAGTAAGTTGCTTCAACTTGCAATGGTAAGTTTATAATACTTGATGGATAAAAAGTTATTAAATCACTTGTTTGAGTATATGCAGGGTAGTTAACAGATGGCGATGTAATAGGCGACATATTTAATAATGTTATCTTTCCTGCTGTAACTTTTTCCGCTTCATTTTGAACTGAAGCATCAACAATCCTATAAGACTCAGGTACTAATGTAAATATGTTTGCAGAAAGCCCTAATATTGTGGCACTTACAGATGTTACTGTAGCTGTTGTCATTGGAGCAACTGAAGTGTTAGTTACAATATCTCCAACTGAAACTCCTGCTAAAGAAAAATTAGCTAATGAATCTATTAATTGTGATGGTACAACAGATGTATTTACACCACTTGAAAGTATCTTAGAATAGCACAATACTTTATTTATCATATACTCTTCATCTCCTGTGGTCACTAAAGATGGAAGGTAATATATATTTGATAAAGTAGTGGTTATTGATGTATTTGTTAATGGATTTGTTACTATAAACTCTTCCGCTTGTTCAGCAAAAGATTTTCCAAAATCGGCATAATCTGTTCCTGATACCCTAGAATTTTCCTTATTTATAATAGTATTATAATCAGAAAAATATTTCATAAATAATTCTAATTGTGCTTGCTGTGCATACAAATTAAAATCAGATGGAGAAATATATCCGTAGTTATTTTTATTTAAAATAGCAATTACCGTATTCCTTACAGAGTTTATCATACTACAAAGATAATAAAAAAAAAGGCACTCTATTAAAGTGCCTCTTTGTTTTAAAATTAATTAGTCTTAATTAAATGTTATACTAGTAATTAATTGTTGTGTTGCTCCAACCATTGGTAATACAGGAACAATAATCGCAGCAGGGGCTGATGCTGCACTATTAGCAAGAGCTAATGCATCAATAACTGCATAGTGTGATGCATAAGTAGTATCAGCAGTAGTAAACGTAATTGTAATTAAATCAGATGCTGCATGTGCTGCATAAGCGTGAAGTGTCAATGTGCTAGTAGTAGGCATTGAAATAAAATAATCAGCGTTAGCCGAGAATAATTTTCTTTCAAGAGCATTCGCCGCTCCAATAGTAAATTGTAAAAATTTTCTGTTCATTTTAAAATGTTTTAGTTGTTAATAACAATGCAAATATAGTAATTATTTTAGACTTATTTCTAAGAACTTTAAAACCTCAATACCTTCATCTGACTTCAAGAATAAAGCAACTGTTTCAAATGGGTCTTCACCAAATGGTATACTCATCATTTTTTTCTTATTGCTCTTTGTATTGAACCATACTTCTCTTTGTCCATTTCTAAATTGCAATAAATTATGAGCAAAAAATAATTGCACATTTGATTGTAATTTAAGTAAAGGGTCATTAAGTATTTCTAAAAATGATCTAGGTTCTTTTTTAGCATATATTAATACATCTCTACGCAACTCTGCAGTTGATACGTTTGTAACATCTTTTTGAAACATTACTCTACTTACTACTTCAAGTTGCTCAATGCTTAATTGTCTTGCTT